AAGCACTATGAGATACTGATAATGTCAATAAGCGAAAAGGAGGACGACATGAACGACGACAACGGTAATGAGATCAAGGGGCTAGCGGTAGCCTACGATGGCTGTCACAAGATTTATATCTGTGAGACTGAGGCTGATATCGAGCGGATGAAGGAGCTGAACTATCAGATCCACGATATGAACGAGTTGCAAGATATTTACAATAACTCTTGTAGTCTGAGATTTATCAATAGCGCAGATCTGAAGAAGTGTTTTGTGACACAAAGATTGGATGACGACGATGAGTACTAACAACAACGCAATCGTGCCTCTCGACAAGTACTTGCGTCAAAATGCAATTCAGCAACGCTTGCTAGAGAGGCTATCCGAAAGTGAGATGAGGAGATTTGCTGCTGAATTGATGGACGTTTATAAAGGCAATCCAAAGTTACAGGAGTGTCCGCCCGCGTCAGTAACGTCAGCCGGTCTGATCGCTAATACGATTGGCTTGCCGCTGAACAGCAGCCTAGGGCTAGCTTATCTGATCCCATATTGGAATGAGAAAAGTAATTGCCACCGCTGTCAATTTCAGATCGGTTACAAGGGGCTGATCCGGCTAGCTTTGGCGTCGGATGCTTATTCACTAGTAAATGTTAGCGACGTTAAAGAAGGCGAGCTGACCAGCAGGGATCGACTAACAGGTGAGTTTGATTTTGACTGGGAGATGGACGAGATTGCACGTGAAAAGTTAAAGACGATTGGTTATGTAGCGTTCTTTAGGCTGAACAACGGTTTTGAGAAAATATTATACATGACTAACGAGCAACTGTATGCTCATGCTAAGAAGTTTTCAAAAAGCTTTGGTGGTAAGTATCCAAAAAGTAGCCTCTGGCACACCGATTTTGAGGCGATGGCGAAAAAGACTGTATTGAAGCTGTTGCTGAGCAAGTTTGGACCGATATCGCCAAAACTATCAATGGCGATCAGAGATGATCAGAAAGTTGACGGAAAGTACGTCGACAATCCAGTCAATGAACATGAAGGTGCTGATTTTCAAGCTAAGCGATCTGAGATGAAAAATAACCTAAAGAAAGAGGAGGGAAGAAAGACTAATCACATAGAAGAAGCAGAGATTGTTGCTGATGAGAGTCAGATATCTGAAGAAGAATTAGAGTCGATATTTAACAGTTGCGAAGGAGGGTACAATGGTTAAAGTAATACCGATATCACAAGATACCGAGCGTGATGCCTGGCTGGAGTTCAGGCGAGGCAAAATTACAGGGACGTCAATTGGTAAGCTTTATGGCAAAACCAGAAGCAAAGTGGATAAAGAGCAATACGGCGTTTTTAACGACAAGCCTAATCAGGCTTTGTGGAAAATTGTTGCTGAACGGATTGCTGTCGGTGATGATGGCGAGCCGCCCCGAGAGAGAGGAATAAGGCTTGAGCATACAGCTTGTAAGTTGGCGGTCAAGAAGCTTGGACTGAAGCACGGCGAATATAACGGCTATGTTTTTCAATCCGAAGTATCAGAATACGCTATGTCGTCACCTGACAACTTTGAACACATTGACAATCCGACTTGGTTGATGGAGATTAAGTGTTTGTCAACAGCTAATCACCTGAAGATGGTTTTTGAAGGGGTCGTCGACGAAGAGTATCGCTGGCAAGTAGCTGATAGTTTTCTGAATTGCCCAAGTGCCAAAGTACTCTATTTTGTCTTGTTTGATCCAAGGGTGGTAATTGATGAGCTGGCGTTGCATATCATCACTGTGAAGCGTGAAGATATCGCTGACGACATTGCGACATTAGCTCAGGTGCGAGACCGAGCGTTGAAGCAGATTGATAATATTCTGGAACAGCTGAATGATATTGCTAAGAATAAGACTAAAGAGGAGGGCTTGCTAGACGATGACGATATTAAGGCGATTGGAGCTGATGACGGGATCAGACAATACTACCCGGAAGAAGATGGCGAGGCGGGTGCGGAATTACCCGATCTACCAGAGTTGCCCGTACTGCCCGAAGAACCGGATGTATCTAACTCATTGTCTGGCGAGTTATCTGGCGGAGAGAGAGGCGACATTGAGACGGAGGGAAAAAATATGGCAAGCAATGCAGTCTGTAGAAAGCAACGGGCGGGCAAAAAGATTGAAGAAACGTTGGAACGAGCTAAGGAGATATTCTAATGGCAGGAACTAAGGCAGGTGCCAAGAAAGCATCTAGTACAATGAAAAAACGGTACGGCGACGATTACTATCGTCGGATCGGTAAAGTTGGTGGTCAGAACGGTCGTACGGGCGGTTTTTACGCCAACCGTAAAGTGGCTAGAAGCGCAGGTGCTAAAGGTGGTCGGATCAGCAAGCGTGGTGGCGTCAAGAATAAAAATAAACGACCACTCTGGACTTTGCTGATAAATTGGCGTCGAATTGTCAAAGAATACATTAGCGAACACGCTCATGACATAACATACGACGTCATAGATACAGCTTATGGCAAGGGCGTTAGCGTGGATGATTTGTCTGATGCGCATATTGCGGCTGGATACTCAGTCGGCGACCTGGCTGATATATACCTGGACAATATTATCGAAGAAGTCGACACTACAGATGGTGCTTACGAGCCAAGTGAGTATGTTAGTAATAATCTGTACGGCATCCTTGCTCAAGCCTTATTAGACTACATCACCGATCCAAAACAGAGCGATCTGTATTGGCAGGCTTACTGTGAGTTTAAGGAAGTGCAAGAGCGTGACGATGGATAATATACGTCTGAAGTCCATATCATGCGGCGGGCTGTGCGTAACTTGCAAGCGGGGTGAAAAGTTTACTCTTTATCCATGGAGTAACTTAGGCTATAAGGGGCTGATCGTTGTAACGGTCAATATGAAGTCGCATTATCGTAAGGCTGATGGACGCTGGGCGACCAATCGTCTAAGAGAGCTATCCTTGCTAAGCAGTACGCTGGCTGACAGCTATGGGTATGCGATAGTCGTAGCCAGATCTGACGAGGAGGCTAACGATATTGCAACCTCATACGCTGATGGCAAGTCTGAAGCTAGACGTCTTATCCGATATTTTCAAGGTGTTGTAGATTAGTCATACATATTGACTTTCTATAAGCACTATGAGATACTGATAATGTCAATAAGCGAAAAGGAGGACGACATGAACGAAATAAGCCAGCGTAAGTATCGCTGGCGCAACGGTCGAGTGGTAATTGAGCGAGAGGTTATCGACGATCATAACGATAAAAGCATTGCGATCGGCTTAGGGATAGTACTTCTATTGTTCTTACAGCTGGCAATACATGCTTTTGGAGCATTACTCATAGGATAATGTATGTGCAGCGGTTTTTCTAAAGAGGAGGGCTTACGGGTAAAAGTACTAAGAAAGCTAGCCAAGCTATTCAAAAAGCTCAGGCTAAGCAAGCTGTCGCAAGTAGTCGATTATCTAGGTTCAAGATTTACTTTGAAGCGATATGATGGTAATTCTTACCAGACAAAGCGTGAGGTCGAGCGTCGTCATAAGATATTCAACGATACAAGTCCTCACGATGATATCGACGACTTGATAGAAGCATTAGAGTTTGAAAACTTTATGCGTGATGAGTATAAGAAAAAGTAATTTAACTTAAGGAGATAGTAATGAGTAAACTGACACATGAAAAACTTCTGGAGTCGAAGCAGAACTTCGACTACTATTTAGAGAATGAGCGACCCGTGGAGGCTAGCGATGAGTGAAGAGGTTATTGCTACAACAACAGCGTGGGTAAACTTAGGACAGCTTACAAAAGCGGTCATGGCTGTCTGTGCAATGATTGAAGCGGCTGTCGAGCAATATGACGATACGGCAACGAGGTTTAACGAAGGGTTGTTAGCATTGGGCAACGAGATGAAAACCCACGCCGGCCATATCTACACCGTAGCAATCGAGTCCAGTGATGACGTCTCGCTTACAACTAAGATTCGCATCAAGTCTAATATTGACAAGCTGGATAACCTCATCGATGCGTATGAGCAAGCCATAAAGAAGCAATCCAATAACAAGAAAGGGGTGGATGATGAAGAGCGATAATATAACTGTATATAGATTGAAAGAGGATTGGGAGCCGTTTGATAAGGGAGCTGAGTTCACCTATGACGAAGACGGCATATATATTCTGAAGGCAAATGACAAGGTGATGGCTGAAATACCAGTAGACCTCTTGGAGGTTGTTAGCAATAAGAGATGGAAGCCAGAAAAGAAGGATGTGTATTACCACTTGTACAGCAGTGGTAGTATCGGCTCTACTATGTTTTTCCCTGGCAGCGACGGTGACGAAGGCAGACTTGCTATTGGTAACTGCTTTAAGACGGAGGAAGAAGCTCTATCGATGGCCAAGTGGCTCGAAGCTCGCCAGAGGCTGATTGAAAGTGGGGCTGAGTTCATAAATAGCGTCGCCGTAGATGACGAAGACGTTGCCTACTATGGCGTTGTGTTTGACAAAACTAGAGGCAAACTACACACGATAAAGTGCTATAGCATTGGCGATGATGTTTTTGAAAAAAAGTTGTATTTTCTCAACGAGGACGTTGTTGAGAAAAGCATCAAGGACTATCGAAGCGACTGGCTAACGTATTTAGGCGTGAAGGAGGATGGCGATGAAAATTGATAATAACGTGCCTCATTTTATCTACGACGCAATGTGCTGAATGAGGAGGATAGTGATGACCAAGACTAAAAGACAGTTTGACCTCATGGAGTTTCTAGGCAATGCCTGTATGGCGACACTTGCGCTGGCACTCATTTACGGGTTAGTTGCCGATGCCTTCTTCTTAACTGACGATGCTCTTAGAGAGAGGCAAAAGAAGATAGACGGATGTTGCGCTCAGTGTAAAGATTTAAGTAATAAGAAAGGAGAGAAGAAGTAATGATTAAATACGATGGAAAGCTTTATAGCTTGAGTGATTTTGTGTGGGCACTAGCTATCTATCTGATCATGGTTGCGTGCATTGTTGCGCTTGTAGTGTGTGTTGGAAGGACTGTTATTCACAGTGCCACCCTACCCGATGAAGACCAAGCCCAGTGCGAGAGTCTGGGTGGCAAGTGGTCGGTCAATCATCAGTGCTATAACGCTGGTGAGGCAACGACGATTAAGAAGCTGAAAGAGAGCTTGAGGAGTACGGCACGATGAGCAAAAAACAAGGCGTGCCTAAGAAAGGAAGACACGCCTTGAGTTGCATCCACACATGGTAGAGCAACAATTAAATTGCAGCATAGGAGGACTTATATGTCAAAGAATAAGTATAAGATGATTTATCTGAATATAATGCAGGTCTATCGTATGGACAAAGACTACTGCTATACGGCATTGGATGAGCTTAAACGTGCTGTCGCCAACTGTGATAGAGCGACGGTCGATGATGCGCTCGACAAGCTAGCCGATTACCTTGGCGACTTGACCAAAACTGTAGAAATAGCATCGAAACGGTTCAAAAAGGTATCCGAGCTTATAGACGATCATCTTGATAAAGCAGAGAGCAACCATGAAGATGGAGGCGACAATGAATGAGATACCAACTAAAGACGTGCTTGACCGCTATCGGAAGATAGGACTGGTCGACAGACGTACAGACAAAGAGCGTGGGCTGAATATTTACGTCTATACGATGTTCACTCAGAAAGAGCGGTTATGGAACTATGTCACTCTAAATGCCAGAGGCATCGTCTATGACGACAAAGGCAGACTAATCCAACGTTGCTTGCCTAAGTTTTTCAATCACGACGAACCTGATGGTATCAGAGTGAGAGAATTATACCGTGTTAGCCCAGGTCGTGACGACGTCACCGAAAAGCTGGATGGTTCACTGATTAAAGTGACCAACGACCCTGAATACGGTCTGGTAATTACCTCTAAAGGTAGTTTTCAGAGCGACCAAGCCAAGATGGCAAAGCAGTTGCTAGATGATAAATACAGGTCGTTCAGTTTTGCGCCAGGCTTAACATACCACTTTGAGCTAATCTCACCTCAGAATAAGATTGTTATCAACTACACCGACACCGAATTGGTATTGCTGTGTCTCATAGATAACGAGACTGGGCTTGAGATTGAGCCTGAAGACAGCCCGTTCAGACGACCGACTAAGTATTCAAGCGATGTGCTTGACGATATTAATGCCATAAACAGGAACGGCTTACATGAAGGCGTGGTGGTCAATTATGGTGTTTATCGGCTGAAGTATAAGACAGATGAATACATCAGATTGCATCGTGCCGTCACTAATTATACTGCTAGGCGTGTCTGGGAAGACCTGTCTAGCGAGCGTGAGACCGACCGTCTCAATATGCCTGAAGAGTTCATCAACTGGCTAAATAGGACGGAAAATAGCCTGAAGAATAAGTATAACGACTTGTCGGCTGATGTGAGCATGGCTATCCTGTATTGCGAGGATATGACCAATAAGGAGGTGGCGACCTGCCCGAACCCATTTATTAGAAACCACAAGACGTACGTTTTAGCTTATCGTTCAGGTAAAGACGTCTCTCGGATGATGTGGCAAGCGATTAAACCGAAAGGAGGAGTGAAATGAAACTCTTGCTGCTGAAAGGCTTACCCGCCTCAGGCAAGACCACCTTTGCCAAGGAGCTTGTCAGGAAAGACGGCAATTGGATACGAGTGAATAAAGACGATTTGCGTAACATGCTGCATGGTGGTGAGTGGCGATCCAGCCGTGAGAAGAAGATAGTTGCGTGTGAGCGATGGCTTGTCGAATTATCGCTAGACCAGAAAAAGAATGTGGTGGTGGATGATACTAATTTTAACCCAACTCACGAACGATACTTTAAGGGGCTGGCTGAAAGCCATAACGCCGACTTTGAGATAAAAGAGTTTGACACACCACTGGAGGAATGTATTAAGCGTGACAATGCCCGACCTAATGGCGTCGGCGAAACGGTGATACGGAGAATGTATAATCAGTACCTCAAGCCAGCACCTGCTAAATACACGCCTGACCCCATGCTACAGCCCGCTATCGTTTGCGATATCGATGGCACACTGGCGCACATGCACGACAGGTCACCGTATGACTGGAGCAAGGTAGGCAATGACATGGTAGATATACCCATTGCTTGGCTCACCAGCATCTTGTTTAGAAGCGTCAGTGTCATTTTGGTATCAGGCAGAGATGAGAGCTGTCGGAAAGAAACTGAGGACTGGCTAGCCAAGAACGGTATCTGTTACACCAAGTTGATTATGCGAAAGGAGGGAGATAATCGACCCGACGAAGTGGTCAAAGAGGAGATATTTAACGAGCATATTAGAGGAGATTATAACGTCAGATTTGTCTTAGACGACCGAAACAAGGTAGTCGACATGTGGCGTCAATTAGGATTAAAATGCTTACAAGTAGCGGAAGGAGATTTTTAAGATGTGTGACGAACTTGCGCACAAGATACGTCTCAGCCTAAACGAAGAGGTGGACTTTCTACATACATGTGCAGACACCATAGAAGACATAGTCAAGGAGTCAGGTGATTGTATCGATGTGGAAAGGCTATATAGAACTATCGACATATTAAAGCGGTCAATTGACAGAGTGCGTAATGACGTCGCTGATTTGAACCGATATCATAAGGAGCTAGAGAAGAATGCCGAACCTAAACGAACAAGCTAAGAACCTAATGAGTGAGGTGTTCATTTGGCTAGATAACGCCAGAATGCTCAAGATATACGCCAGAATGGCTCACGTTATCATTGATGCAGGACTAGACCCTACAGATTTAGACAATGCCGGTGGAGCGTATTTAGACATATCCGATGAGGTATATAAGTCATTTGCCGTCGGTCACACCAAGACAATAAATAAGCTAGGCGACGTACTCGTTAGGATAATGCTGAGGACTGGCGTATACGGTCGGATTATGGATAAGCCTAGTGAGTATTTAGAAGTAATGAGTAAATGTGTTAAGATAAATGAGGAGAGGAAGAAATGAACAATATCTATCCAGACATAACACTTAGTGAAGGGTGCGTACTACTAAGCCAGGCCGATAAATTGTTTAGCACCGTAACATCCATGCCCGATACATCCAGTAGAGGCTATGGTATCGTTGCCAAGTCGAACAACAGAAAAATAAACAAGCTGTTGCGCAAGGCTACACCCCCTAAGAAAGAAGTTAGTATCGTAGTTTTCTTTGCTCGGTACATCAGTAGTGACAATATCTGGTATAAAAACAATCCATGCGTCATTGTTCCTAACAATGGGATTTTAGGGGTGATGGAGCTATCCGATAGCCAGGTAAAAGAATATATCGATGACAGAAAACGTGAAGAGCGTGAGCTACTCGACAAGTTGGAGTCGTCGCAGAGGGGGCAAAAGATTTACTAATGATACAGAAATGGTACTGCTTGGTGTGTGACTATTGTGGCGATGTGATGAACTACTGGGAGCGTTCATCGGTAAAAGAAGCACTAGCTGCTGAGCGTGAATTCGTCGGTGGTAGCGTTATATTTGCGAACGGCAAGACGTTTTGTAATAGAGAGTGCTACAAGAACTATCTGGCTAATCACCGCCGTAGCCGAAACGGATAAATAACGGATAACTTTACGTAATGACCGAAGCTGATTTACAGGTACAAGTAGCTTACTACCTCAGGTTGCAATACCCTGACGTCATTTTTCACTCTGACTATGGCTCGGGGGTAAAACTAACTAGATATCAGGCTAATGTGCAACGTAAACAGAATGGTGGACGCCGAGCCTACCCCGACATGTTCATCGCTAAGATGGCGAATGGTAGGGGCGGGCTATTCATCGAATTAAAGAAGGAGGGTACTAAATTAAAGAAGAAAGACGGCACTTGGCTTACCTCTCATCTGGCTGAACAGACGGAGATGCTGGAAAGGCTAAGAAGCGAGGGCTATGAAGCTACTTTTGCCGTAGGCTTTGACGAAGCTAAAGAGATAATTGATAATTATCTGGGTAAGAGAATGACTAATAAGGAGCGGGTAGACAAGGAGGGCTTTTGATGTGAGTAGAAAATACACCACACATAAAAGTAAGTTATCCAAAATTGAAGGAGGGTATAAGACTAGAGATAAGAATATAGCCAAGTATGGCGCAGACTATTACAAGCGGATTGGTTCAAAAGGCGGTAAGAACAGTACTATGCGCTGGTTTAGAGATGTACCTGGAAGTGCCAGGCGAGCCAGATTGGCTAGACAACGTCGACGACTAGGGCGTATAAAGGGCTGGAAATATGATTTGGCTGATTTATTGGGGTTGAGGTCATGAAGAAAGATTTATGGGACAGCATAGCTAACGTTATATTGATTGTCGGTTGGGTGATAATAATGATATTGATGATTGTTATTCATTGACACGACATATAAGTATGGTAGAATAGCTACATACAATCGTGAATGCATTGCTAGCAGTAGTCACGGTTGGAAGCCCACATCAAAAGGTCTTGTGCCTGAGGTGTGGGTCTTTTGTTTTATCACTCATCATTGTAATAACATCATCAGCTTGACGTCATGAGGTATAATTAGTCTATGAGTAAAAGGGTAGACGGCAAGAATGGCTTCGCAATCGGCGTTGGTAAGCGTGCGAACGGCACTTGGAAAAAAGAGCGGACGCCACGTGGACGGCTAGAGATATTATTAAACGACGTTAGCTATGAACAGCTGAAAGACTTGTTCAGACGATTAGACAACGACGAGTTCGACGGCACTGCTAGAGTCGGCGACGTTTTAGATATTGCCGTTTTGAAAGAGATTTTTGTCAGAAACGCGCCAGGCGAAAAGATAAAAGTCTCTAGTGATAGATTGCTAAAACTTTACGATTTTATTTATGGCAAGAAGTCCGAAAACAGTCTAAACGGCAAAATTGACGTTGATATCGACGCCAAGATGACTAGCGTCAGAGGGTTCATATTGCCAGTATCAGGTCAAGACTTTATTGATGAAAAGGGGCGACAGATTGAGCAAGGTGACGTCAAGCCGTCTGAAAACGCTGGGGAACGACAAAGCTAATAAGCTGCGTTCATCGGGCTACTGGGTACCGATGCCAGGACCTCAGACGCTAGCCTCAGCTGTAGCTAGTGATAGGCGTTTTCGTGAGATTTTGTACGGCGGCGCAAGAGGTGGTGGTAAAACAGATTTGTCGATAGCACTACTTGGCGTCAGATTAGCTAATAAGAGAGCTAAACAATTAGTTATCAGACGCAATGCTGATGATTTGACTGATTTTGAGTGGCGAGCCAAAGAGGCGTATCAATTCTTGGGAATTAAAACAACGCACAAGCCTCTGCTGTTTACAGGTAACGGTAGAGGCAGATTGCTTGGTGGTCATCTGAACGACGAGGATAGCTATACTAAATATCAGGGACATGAGTATTGCCGTATCAATATTGAAGAGCTAACTCAGATACCTTACGAAGACATGTATCTCAGGCTCATCAGCTCAGCTAGGAGTAAATACAGTGACCTGTATCCTCAGGTGTTCAGCACGACCAACCCTGGTGGCGTTGGTATGGCATGGGTCAAAGAACGTTTTGTCACGCCCGATACTGACCTGTGCGATGTGGTTCACAATACGTACAAGTGGTATGACTACGAAGGCAAAGAGCATGAAACTCATTGGCAGGTGATTATTGACAAGCATACTGGATTGTGGCGAGCATATATACCGGCCACTATTGATAGCAATCCCATCCTGATGAAAGCTGACCCTGAATACGTTAGGCAGTTGGAGGGATTAAAGCAGACCAATCCAGAGCTATATGAAGCTTGGCGCAATGGGTCATGGGACGTCCAGTTTGGTGCTGTTTTTGACGACTTTAGCACCGAAAGGCACGTATTTGATAAGTTTGCCGAGTTTGGCATAACTCAAAAACAGTACAAGTCGTCGTGGAAGATATGCGGTATGGATTGGGGATATAACGATGAATGTGTGCTGTTATGGGCTATGTTTGACAAAATAGGTGACGACAAAGAACGAGCGTTCATCTTTAGAGAAAAGCACGGCAATCACCATGGCTCAGAATGGTGGGCTAAGGAGTTTGCCCGTATCCAAGAGAAAGACCCAGTTGATGTCTTTGCCATGCCCCACGACGCCTATGCTCACTCGGGCGGGGCGGACAAGACTATTGCTGAAGCGTTCAAAGAGCAGACTGATTTGTTGCCGCCCGACATTAGACCCGTCTACGTGCGAGCTGACAAGATGATGAGAGATAAGAAGATTAGTGCTATTGACACGTTGCATAATATGTTTGCTAATGCTTTAGATAATGAGCCGTCATTACTTTTTCACCGCACCTGTAACTACCTGATAAAAACGCTACCGACCATTGTTTACGCTAAAGAGACGGGCGGTGAAGAGCTGGATAAAGATAACGTAGACCATGCTTTGGACGCCCTATTCTACACACTGCTAACAGCTGACCGAGTGAGAGGCTCATTGGTTAATCATAGCCAGATAATTAAGAAGGTGACGCCGTCGTTTGTAGCAGGACTACACAATGTGTACAAAGACGTGGGACTAGATATTGAACGCCTGGTCAAAGAGGCTAATCAGCCAAAACGTGATTGGCGCACTATTTAGACAGTGGTGGAATGGCTATAGCGTGCTATGATAGCCATAATATGAACGATAATCAGCAACCACTCTTTCATGACTCCTCAGTAGACGTCATTACTGACCAGACAGACGTCGTAGATGAACAAGCTGTCTTGTCTCTGGATATAGATGATAGACAGCTCATCTCTAACTTTAGACGCTGGATTGATGACAGTAAAGATTACTGGAACAATACGGACGGCTACAACTTAGAGAACGTACGCAACCAGAATGAGCGGTATTTTCTGGGCAAGCAGATAGACAAAACGTTGCTTTATCCTCATCAAGTACCGTATCAGGAGAATATTATCTTTACCGACGTACAGGCTATTATGGCTTACGTTACTGCCTCAGAGCCGTCATGCGAGGTAGTGCCCGACAACGACAAGACTCAGTCAATGGTCATGGCTGAAGATTTGGAGCGGGCTATCAATATTCACACTGAACGTCACAAGCTAGCTGAAAAGATAAAGTCTGCCGTCAAGAACATGTATCTGAAGCGGGTCGGCATTATTAAGCTGATGTGGGACGAAAAGTCGAATGACATCAAGCCTGTCGCTGTTGACCCTGCCAGAGTGATTTTAGACAAGAACTGTCTCTTAGGTGAAGAGCCACGGTTTATTTGTGAGGTGTGTCTGAAGAGCGCGGGTGAACTGGTGAAACAATTCCCCGACAAGAAAGACGCACTGCTCAAAGCTTTAGGTAGAGAGCGATGGAGTCAAAAGCTACTTAACGAGATGATAGCTTATAACGAGATATGGTTTACTGACGATACGGCTGATTATGGCGAGCAGGAGTGTGTAGCTTGGTATTACAAGGACGTCGTCTTTGATAAAATGAAAAACCCGAATTATCTCTATGACGGTGAGGGCGTGGCTGTCAATAACTTCTTAGACAGACCGACAAAACCGTATATCTTCTTTAACTATATCAATGACGGCTCATCACTGATTGACCAGACCACCCCGCTTGAACAGGTCATACCATTACAAGACGTTTTGAATAAGCGGGGGCGACAGATTGTCGAAAATGCCGATACAGCTAACTCTATCCTGGTATTCAAGGCTGGAGCAATCAAGCATGAGATGGCGGAGAATATCACCCGTGACCCTAACCAGAAGATATTACTGGAGACAGCACCTGAACAGCCTGTCAGCAGTGCTTTTGGTGAGATAGAACCACACCTACTGCCTAATTACGTCATAAACGATAAACAGAATATCAAGAATGCTATTCACGATATTCTAGGTGCACCAAGTCAGTTCAGAGGTAGCGATAGTGACAACAATGTGAACACTCTAGGTGAGGCTCAGATGATTAAGTCTCAAGCTAGCGGTAGACAGGATGAGATTGTACGTGCTATCGAGATGAGTCTGGACAGCTACTTTAAGTTGCTGGTTCAGATGATGAAAGTTTACTATGACGAGAAGCACCCATTTGCCACCAGAGACACTGACGGTAAGTTTGTCTACACTGAGCTATCCAGAGCTACTATGCCCGATATCGCCTCTATCTCTATCTCACATGGCTCATTGCTCAAGGTAGACCGTGAGAGACGAGAAAACGTAGCTATGGCGATGGCTAAGATGGGGCTAATTGACCCGTATAACTTATTCAAAGACCTGTCGCTACATGATGCCGATAAACGTTACGAAGCTTTAGTTAAGTTTAAGGTAGACCCGACCAGTCTGGTTAGCGACGTCAAGACCGAGGTAGACAACCGTGAAGCTTATATCGACTTTGCCACTATTATGAGTGGTAATAATGCCGAGCCACGTCAAGATATCGAACCTGGCTATATCTTAGCTATGCGTAAGTTACTGATGACTGACCAATTCTTGTATGCTAAACCTGACCGACAGAAGAGACTGCTTGACTACATCCAAGGTTGCGTGATTGACCTAGGTAACCGAGTGAGATTAGAGCAGGCTGACCAAGCTGGATTACTGGTAGACCCGAACATCCCGATTACCCCAGAGCCACCTGAAGTACCGCCGGAGATGATGGCTCAGCAACAACAACCGCAGCCACCGATGCCCCCTGACCAAGCTCAACCCGAACAACCACCTATCCAGAATATGCCCAATGTGCCTAACCAGGAAGCCCCTGTATCTATCCAGGACGCAGGTATACCTCAAAACGCCATTAGTACGCTAGGTGGATTGTTAGGAGGTTAGAATGAGCGTCTTATCCAGTTTGTTCAGTGGTCAAAATGGCTCAGATAACGCATAGTGACATAAACAACATTTTAAGATAGACTAAAATTGTAATAAGAAAGGAGATAGATGAGCGATATCGCCGATATCTTAGAGAGTGCTTTGGCTAACGATGAGCAACCTGACCAGCCTGATAATAGTCAAGATGACAATCAGAACAATCAGCCCGACCAGGAGACCCAAGACCAGTCTCAGGACGAAGCTCAGTCTGATGCTAATCAGGAAGAACCTCAGAATGACGAGGCTGACCAAGAGCAACCTGACCAAGAACAGGAGGACGGGCAAGAGGGCGAGTCTGAACAAGAGGAGCAACCCGAGCCCGAACAGCCTAAGGAAAAACAAGAACCAGAAGCCCCGAAAAAGCAGGAACAGCCTCAGTCAATCAGCGACGAAATGTTGCGAGCTGAACTTGAACGACGGGGGATGGTAGCCGCTAAGAAGCAAGACCAGCCTCAGCCTGAAGACCCACGTTTTAGTCAACCAAGAGAGCTACCTGACGCCGTGTGGTCAAAGATGACCGAAGAGGGTAAGTATATCTATAATCAGTTACCTTATCTGACTATTAGGGGTAAGGACGGTATTCTTAGGGTTAAGTCTGATGAACAGATACCGCCTGATTTTGAGTGGGCTGATGAGGCGGAGAAGACGCAATTCTACTCTAAGGAGCTACCCGCTCAAGTTTATAGGGCGGAGCAACTCAACGCCCAAGTGACTAAAGCTGTCGAGGACTACAATCGAGAGCTGGAACGGCAACGTGAGGCTCAGACGATAGTACAGGGCGTCGAGAAGCTACAGGCTAGTGGTATTTTGCCTAAAATACCTGGCGAGCGTGGCAGTAAAGAGTACGAGGGGTCGGCAGAGCTGGCTTACGTAAACAACGTGCTTGGCTTATGGGAACAGCATCATCGTCAAGGTGAGAACATCTCTATCGAGACCGCAGCCTATCTATATAAGGCTCAGCACCCCGATGCGCTAAAGCCCAAGCCGACCACCACCCCAACAGACAAGATGCGTAAGGCTAAGTCAACTAATATCAACGGTGGAGCAAAGGGTAAAGCTATGCCCGAACAGAGACACACTTTTCCACCAGGGACAATGCCGAGCGACATAATAGATTACTATCTGGATGATTTTGAATAAAGGAGGGATATGGCAGAGAACACCAGTAATACAGACCAGAGTGACAATTTAGAAGATACGCTGACTCAAGACCTTGACTCAAGCACTAGGGGCACTGAAGTAGTCTCGTCTCAATCAATGCGTGAGATTTTGCGAGGTACGTTTGAACCGAGCGATTATGTTAAGCTAACCAACCCATTCAAGTATTCTATGGGGTGGGTATACGCTAATCCTGCTAAACAGCCAAAGTCGGAGCAGACCTCAGGTGCAGGTAGGCGTGTCTATCACGGCGTACAGGATAAGAAGGTGCTCAAGCCCGGCGAGAGTACCGCAGTAACAGGCGGAGAGGCTTATGTGGCTATCGAGCGAATGTACAAGCGTTACGTACAGATAGAGGGCGACGTGATTATCATGTTCAATAACCCCGAGTTTATGCGTGAGTTTATCCCACGTGTTTATAAGGGCAAGGTCGACGTGGCAGAGCTAATCGATATGATAGACAACAAGCACCAACCAGCCCCCGTCGAGGTTAAAGCTGAAGACTTAGCGCAGATGCGTGAGAATATCGCTGACGATATCGATACCCTGGGTTTTGCTGATGAGGATGAGCCAGAAGCACCTAAAGAGATAAAGTTCAAGAAGCCTGTCGGTAGACCGCCTAAAAACAGTAAGTAGTTGCTAAAATGAGGGTATGGATGAAGTTAGTCGGCAGATTGGAGAACTTAGAGGACGTCTAGACACCTTTGAGCGTGACCTGTCTAAGGAGCTTGGGGAGCACGCTCAGAGCCTAGACCATATACAAGCCTCAGTCACTCAGATAGAGACCAGATTAGCCGTTAAAGATAACTCACTAATCGGTAAACTATCTCAAGTGCTGGAAAACTCATTAATTAAGATTGTCGGAGCAGGTTTTGTGACAGTGATACTGATATCTATCACTAATCACTATCAGAGCCAGCTGGATGAGCTTAAAGCGCAAGTAACTAAGACCATGACAGTGGTCAAGGAGAGGGAAATAAAATAATGGACATTAGACCAGGAGAATTAGAGGTGGCTATCCCCGTAGACCCCGAGGAACTGGAAGCTATGGGCAAGGGGGAGTAGATGGCGTACTTTGAACAGAAGTGGCTATCGCCTAACCACACCATTGGTAGGGACGGAGCTACTGTAGATAAGATTGTCTTGCATCACGCCGCCACAACTAGCTTTGCGGGTATTGGAGCGACTTTTCAGAATAGGAACATTGCTACTAGTACCCACTATGGCGTATCACCCGGACAAGTCTGTCAATACGTCGAGCCACAGAACACGGCTTGGGCGGTAGGCAACTGGGAGCAGAACAAGCGTTCAATCAGTATCGAGTTTGTCAACTCTACTGGCGCACCGGGCTGGGATATTGCTGACGAAACTCTGGAAACAGGCGCAGAGCTGGTAGCTAATATCGCTAAGTACCTAGGTTGGGGCGGGCTGAAGATAGGCGAGAACGTTTTCTATCACAGTGACTTTTTTCCGACAGCTTGCCCTGGCGTACTCAAGAGTACACCGAGGGGGCAGTATGTGGTAGATAGGGCTAACGCCATTATTGGCGGTGGTGACTATACCGTACCGTCACAGTCAAAAGTACCTGTACCGAGATTGGCTAGCCAAGCCCTCAATCCTGGCATGTGGCTATATCATGACTATAATGGCAACTGGCGCAATAAGCCGTCTCTAACGGGCGAGATAATGGCTACCTACCCCGCTAACACCTGGGTCAAGATGAAGGGCTATGTGCATGGCGAGGCGGTAGACGGTGACGATAGGTGGCTAGTATCAGACGTTCACGGCTGGTTTGCTCATGTCTCTATCTTTGGCGGGGTTTATCTACTGCCTGATTTAGGCAAGGTCAACCCTGATGAGGCTAAGCCGTCGGGCGCACATACGTTAGTAGAACAGCACGCTACCTATAAGGCTACCGATACGATGAATATCCGTCGAGAGCCGTCTGTCGGAGCTGGTGCTGTCGTAGGCGCATTAGCACCCGGTGAGACGGTCAACTATGAAGGCTATATCGATATCAACGGCTATCGCTGGATTAGTTACATAGGTAACTCAGGTATGAGGTGCTACATCGCTAGACGCAATCTATCGACTGGCGAGATTTATGGAGAATGTTATTAAAGGAGGAACTATGAATAACTTAGAACTAAGCAACAAGACTTATGACCGATTAAAGTTAGCGGTACAGGTCATTTTACCTGCCTTGTTAACCTGCTACACCACTATCGCTGTAGCGTTAGGACTACCTGCCACTGAAGTAGTTACTATCATCGCTGGGGCGGTCATTACCTGCCTGGGTACAATTTTGGGTATCAGCTCAAAGAACTATGAAAAGAACAAGATGGACAATAACGCCTAAAGCCCCTTTTGTTTGGACTGCCCTGTTCAGAGACGGTCATGCTATTGAGCAGGGCGGTAATCATGAGGAGGCACTCAACCGATTAGCCTGGTATTTGCACGGTGACCCTCACGAGTTCACTAGACGTTCACATTACCTTATCTGGTTTAAGCTGTACGACAAAGACAACACCGATATGCTCACTGTCAACTTTGACCCCGATGGAGATGCTTACATATCCCTTATCGGTGGTCATTTTATTATGACTGAACACAAGATGCGGTCGGCCGAGTTACTCTATCGGATTATGTACAATAAGTTATTCATCGGCTTTGGCGGATTAAACAGTCTAGGCAAGCTGGACGCTAAGGTGGTAGTCGTCAATCCTAACACCTCTATCAAGCAGGCACGCACGGCGACGCTATTATATGATAAACTTAAGGTATGACAGCAATCGCACAATGGCAAGAAGACAACGGAACTGCCACGGGAAGCCCGGCTAAAGGCGCTACCCGCAATGACACTAATAACGTCAACTGGAAGTCAGTAGACGATACTACAACATCACCCGCTAACGCTACTATCCTGGCGGGGACTAATAGTTACCCTAAGTACACCTTTGTTAAGTTTACAGGTACTTTCAATCAGCTATCTATGGGCAGATTTGCTCACACAAGTGGCTCAGTCAGCCCTAACACTAAGTTAGTTGGACTAGTCACCAGTGCCTACACTACACCGACCAGAGGGGCTTTGGCGGGGGCTAAAGACCTAAGCAATCCCGTATCTCTGGATAACGGTGAGTCGGTTAAGTTTGCGCCGGCAGGACCGGAAGGGCTAGCTGTAGTAGATAGACTAACGATGGCTGGCTACACTCAGTACATGGTTACTCAGTTACAGACCACAGGCAGTGCTCAGCCAGGTGATACACCTGAACTAACATTAGCCTTTAGATGGAACGAGAATTAGTGATGACAGACGGACAACGGTACAGGTGGCAAGCAATCTTTAGTGATGGTACACGCATTACTCAACCCGATGACGACCATTATTCTAAATATGACCCGACCAAAGAACATAATCCGTCTGCTTTTAGGGATGTAGAGGATAAACGTGAGAAGACGCCACTGGTAGCCTTTGTTTTACGTGATATTACCGATGATAGCCAAGCCGTTTTGTTAGACTTGGAAGCCCGTATCTTTTACGTCAACAACATGCCCCTCAAGTTAGCAGGTGATGAACAATTTATCTATGACATTAACTGTGAGCCTGCCGAGCTCATCTACTACCGCACCATGGAGCAGAAGATGGAAGACGGCTCAAAGCCAGTAGTCAAGAGCCACACAATCGGCTACAGGTACAACGGTGTGTCATACGTGATTGTCATACCTGATGCGCCATATTTAGAGATTATGAAGGGAGAGCAAAAAAATGAATAAATATCGAGCTACCATAACTAGCCATTTGGATGGCGTAATAATTACAAAATAGCTTGTTGTTAGCTACCTGTCTTGATACTATGTTGGTGTAGCATATTAGGTTTTTGGTTGATTTTTCCTAGTGTGCTTTGTACTTTCACCATACACAATCTTTTCCTGTAGGCGGGTTTTCTCTTAATCTTTTCCCGCTTGCGGGTCATTACCTGTCGTTAGAGTGGTCTTTTTGGCTAGTTTATCCCACTCTTACGATGCATATTGTGAAGATGCCCCACCTCACCCGGGGCATCTTTTTTGTTTACTGGTAAGATAGTAGTAAGATGAATGAATATTTTACTGATTTTTCTAACGAGCCACCGGGCAATATCCCTAGAGATAATCCTAACTGGATAGTAGACCAAGACCCGGGCAATTATATCGCTTTTACCCCCGACCAGCATGGCTGTATCTGGATTAAGGCAGACAATAAGGGACAAGTCTTTATTCGTTGTCGGCAATATGAGCCAGGCGCATCAGTGGTTGAGTCACTTACCAGGGTTATTGTCTGGACAAGCAATCAAAATGTGGGTAGTTACGGTATTTTAGGACACCGCTATTCCAGGTCAGCCCCACAAGGGTTGACACTAGGCTATATCCCTAGCTATGGACGATTATCACTGTTTCTAAATGATGATACCCGTGATGAGGGGATAGCATATTACCACTACAATTGGTCGCTAAGCACACATTACTGGGTGAGATTTAGGTCAGATAATAATCGCCAGTACGCTAAGATATGGCGTGACGGTGAGGCAGAACCAGCCAACTGGCAGATAGATGCCGTACGTAAGTTCGGCGATAATAGTGGCGAGATAGGCTTAGTCAATTACACTGGTAGACCAGGTGAGGTAGGTGTGACCTATACTCAGTACTCATTCGCTACAGGCGGTGCTAGTGCACCTAGGGCACAAAACGCCATTGCCATCCAGGGCTCAGCCAGGATAGAGCGGGTTGATATTGATGTAATCAGAGGTAAGGCGGTCATAAATAAGAACATGTCTACCCAACTATCCGGCAGGGCAGATATTCTTAAGTCGGTCACCGCATCGATTGTCGGCAAGTCTAAGATTGTCACTGGTGTAAATAAAGACATCAGTCTCAAAGGTAAAGCTAGACTAAACAAGTATCAGACTAAGCAGATTAGCGGTAAGTCAGTTGTCAGCGTCTTTATTAAGCAGGCATTTATCAAGGGCAGGTCTAGGATACATATCCAACCGTCTCTCATACTGCTTGGAAGTGCCGTCATTGCTAATGAAGCGACTACTACGATAAAGGGTGCATCTCGGATATATGGCGTATTTACGGCGTCTCTGAAGGGCAAGTCTGTTTTAAGACGTCCGCCACGACCAATGTCACCTCAGCACTGGCGTAACGCTGATACGCACTCACCCACCAAGTGGCAAGGTGTAACCACCAAGCCTCAGCACTGGCGTAACGCTGATACGCACTCACCCACCAAGTGGCAAGAACAATAAAAACCACCCCGTAAGAAGTGGCTTTTTAGTTGTAACCGGTCGCACTAGGCTATCGACTTGATACCTGTAATCACACTGTTGCGTCGTGGCTGTCGGTGAATTAGGTTACCAAGCATTACTAACCAACCAATCTTACCGTACTGGTTAATAGGTTGCATGAAGTCACGCATCTGCAAGAACGACGGCACTTGGTCTTTAATGTCTGAATATGTACCCTCAGTTATGTTGTTCTTGTTGTTATAGTTGTTCAGGTCTTGACCCTTTAGATTGCGGTACTCCAAGTAGTGTTCGTTAATCCAGTAGAACCGACCGTTCGGGCACTTGTCGTCAGCCACTACAGGCTTGCCACGGTAGCTGATAGCATCGACGCCCCAAGCACCTTTCAGAGACTGAGCAGGTACGCTAGTACCACGTGGGGTCTTACCGTTCACACGGTTATAGCCGGTAATCGCTGTAGCGTCATAGTGCGCCTGCAAGCTGTTGTTTTTGTGCAACAAGCTTTCAAACAGACTCCAAATCTGAGAGGTGGTGAAGGCAATGTCGGGTGACTCTTGCGATGAGCCCGCCGCTGAAGCATCGTCAAACGCCTTAGAGACAAGGTCAAGAGTCATCTTGCCAGCCGCCGCTGCGGTAACGTGACCGTTAATGTTCGGCAGTTCAGCACGGCTTAAACCTGCATAAGAAGAGGTGGCAGTACCGTCATCGACGATGAGCCCCAATCCATCAAAGTCTTTGCCGTTACCATAACCATATAACAGGTTGCCAACACCATCAGCTAGAGAGTTCGCCGCCTCATCCATCTTTGCACCAAGCAATCGTACAGCTCCCTTGCTGGCGGTCTCGTTGACAGACTGCTCGATACCCGGGATAACGATACTCTGCTCGTAACCCTTGACGTACCAAGTCATACTGCGCACGTTGTTGGTGGCTGAGGTGTCAAACTCATCCATACCATCAAATGAGCCACCGGCTGTTGAGTTAGCAATCTGGATAGGCTGATTGACAGTAGTACCTCGCCACGGCTTAGGGTTAGATAACGCCCTGGCGGTAAAGATGTTGCTCTGATTGACCGTATCCACAATCGACGGCAATATCTCGTTGTAGGTAATTGTCTTAACTCGTTCAGAAAATACCATTTCTTCTCCTTACTTATCTTATAGGGTGAATATACCACAGATATCCGCCCAAACTGTGACCGTTTTTAGTTATTATCTTTTTGCTTTTGATTGATAGTTCTAGTTAGCCCCATTGTCAAAATGTTGTATGGTGTAGACTTGCGCCAGTTTTTCACAAAATCCAGCAGCTCCCGATTGCTCATCTTTTTTAATTGAGCGACATCAGGTAGGTTATCTACAGCTGTTTTAAGGGCTAGTGCCTCTGTTTTCTTTGGCTTAATCACCTGAGGCTTTGACCGTGTAAGCATATGGTTAGGCAGTTCTTGGATATCGCTTTCCTTAACTTGGGGCAGGTAGTGCCGTACCTGCTCGATTATCTCGGCTGGTTCGGGTGTCAAATTGTGCACAGGCACGTTGCCTCTGTCCCAGTACTGGTTAATCTCCACAACTGGTACTTGGTGTGTGCCATTCTCGCTATCTGCCTGCGCACGGGCACGTTTCTGAGGTTTTGGCTTGCTAATTGTGTTGTTGACCGTCTTTGGTTCTAAATCGCCAAATAAGCCAGCCTGGTTGTCTGATACGGGTATGGCTTCAGCCAGCTTCTCTTCGTCAATCTGAGGTGGCAGACTACCAAAGGTGGGGGTTGGGGCTTGTTTAGCAGAGCTGGCAACCCTATCATTATATCGACTGAGTATCTCATCTTGGATATTCTTAAGCTTGTCCTCCAGCTTAGCCGTCTGGTTACCGAGGGCGGTTACTACCTCGTCAGACATATCGTCAAGTCCCTGAACCTTTTTGATAGCATTCATTTTAGACTTAATATCCCCCGATATGTTTTCAAAATCAGATAGCAAGTCAACCGCATCGATAGCCCGCCCTACATCATCACCAAACAGAGTAGATTGAGCGTCTTTTATCTTAAGACTCTTCAGCTTGCCTGTCATCAGATTGACCACGTTATCCACGTTCTTCTTAGATAGCTTGTCGGCGTTGTATAGTCCTTCCACCACGCTCATAAACTTGTCTTGGTTCATGCCCCGATTGCGGGCGTTACGTGAGGTAGCTATCAGAGTATCCGGGCTAAAATCCATATTCTCGTTAATTACAGATTGCATCTTTGGGTTGTGTTCGATAGCGTCCCAGGCATAGCTGTAATCGTCAAAATCAGTGCCACGCTTAATGTTGTTGCGCTTGACTTGTGGCTCTAACCCCGACCGTTTACTCTCGGCAATCGACTTTGCCATGTCCAGCGTGCTCTCATATTGACCTCCCTGGTTAGCTCCACGGCTTATCTGCTTAGCTTCGTCATCTGTTATATCCTGATAAATCCTAGCCTTGATAGACTCGGGATTATCTAGCCCCGCCTTAGCTCGTTGCTCCAGCCCCATAGTTCTAGAGTGCCCACCTAACACCTGAAAATCATCGCCCACCTTACGCACTACAATCGGCTGGTCAACCATCCCCTCCTGGTAACCTTTCTCAAAGACACTCTTAGTAGTACCCGCTCCACTGGCGGTGGTTCTTGGCTGGTACTCTTTCAGCCTCACCAGTTTACTAACGGGCACGTCTCCTTCTGAGAAGGCTAGCCCCAGGCGGTCGGTTAAGCTATCTGCCAACTTGCCGGCATTATTATCAGCATGTTTACTGAGGTAATTGCCGGCTTTGCTTAGTAGGTCATCCAGGTCGTTATCGGCAACCTTCTTGACGGCTCTGGTCGCTCGCTTAGCAACGCCACCCAGTAAATCATCCAAGTGATTAGTGGCTGTTTTGCCTATACTTCGGGCAGCGTCATCAGCTAAATTGCCAGCTCCAGAGAACAGCTTCGATAATACGCTGTTTAGCATTCTATTGCCCCAGCATGTTATAGATTGACTGTATCTTAAGTCTAGCTTTCACCGGATTATCGGCAATATCGGGCACCATTGACATGTATGACTTGATATCCATATCAGATAATGTGCCGCTATCACCACTGGCTCTAGCTAAGGCTACGGCTAAAGCTTGACGCTGAGAGTTGTATGCTCCTGCCGCCGGGTTGACACTGTCAGCGGTAATGGCATTGAGGGCATTAGTTAAGTGCCCACCTACACCATGACCGCCACCGGCTTGTCGGTACAGTTTCATCAAGTTGTTCATCTGAGTGCGAGCAGAGTTCTGCTTTGCCGCCGTTTTAGCATCAGCGGCACCGCTTTTGGCGGTTGAGGCTTTAGCGGTGGCTTTAGTTCTGCTATCTAACAGGTCAATAATACTGGCTATTGACTTGCCCGCCTTGGTATTACCATCCATCAGTGCCTTGACGTAAGCGTTCTCTAAGTCCTCTCTGGTGTAGCCAGCAATAGTGTCGTTGTTCGCTGAATTAGCAGCAGCTAACCCGTTAGATACATCTCTTGGATTACCGGTAGCACCGCCCATAGCTGAACCCATTCCGTCAGCCTCTGAGCCACCGCCGGGCATACTAGCACCTCTAGCCTGTCTACCACCCAGCTGGTCACCCAGCATAGATAGTGCTCCAATACCGCCCGCTGCGACTGCGCCTCGCTTGATAGCCTTCTGTACGCCCTCATCCCTAAGCTTGTCGGCAGCACCCACTAAAGTTGACCCAAGCTTGCCTGTCGCCGCTTGAGCCGGTGTACCGACCAATGTGTCCAGTAAATTAGTCAATCCCTTAGGCATACCGCCCATACCACGACCACCGCCCGAGTTACCCAGTAAAGCACCGCCACCCTGAGCCTGGTCAGATAATCGCTCCAGCTTCTCACCGTTGACAAAGTCACGCTTAAATGAGCGTAAGTTAGCAATAGTCCTCTCTGCTGCCGGGGTGGCTTCCAGTTCCTGAGCCAGCTTATCGTAAGCTTTCATGAAAGGTGTATTGTTCTGTAACCTAGCCTCACCAGCAAGCCTTTTGAGCTCATTGATAGAGTTCTCGTACAGTTCTTGAGTAGCACCCGGTCTAACCTGTTCTACGGCGTTATCGATACCTGTAGCAATCTTGTCGCCCATGTCCATCATCAATCCACCCAAGGTCTTATCGCCAGCCTTGTTAGCTGTATACATCAGCCTACTGCCCTCGCTCTTGAGTAACTTCTCCATCTGTACGGGGGTATAGTGGTCGATTAGCGGTCGCAAATTGGACGGAAAGCTGTTCAACACCGCCTCGTATTCACGGGTGGGTAAGTCAAAATGAGTCATATCCAGTACGTCAGTAGCCGACCTGGTGCTGTTGATTGCTTTGTCCAAAATAGCATCTTCAGTGCCCGTCAATGTCCGCCCCAGCTCTGCCTGGGCTCCAGGGTCTGAGATACCTGTCCGTCTGAAAACCTCGGCAATGTTGTGCTTAGCATCCGGTGCGACTTTAGCCATACCGGCTCTAGTAACACTTCTGCCTGTATTCATTGCCGTCTCGCCGCTCTTCTCCAGTAAATCAGCCACTGAGTTCAGAAAACCACCTTTTTTGACCACGCTCTGAGTAGTGTCATCAGCTATCTCACGCCCTAAATTAGATAAGGCACTCTTGCCCAGCCCTCTAGATGCACTGGCTACTGCTACGTTAGCTAAGTCGTCACCATAGTTTCTAGCTAGGCTACTTGCTAACCCCCTAGAGGCACTATTAGCAACTCCTCGGGCAATATCATCACCTGAGCTTCTGAACAATTTACTTAAAATACTGCCAAACATTAGTAGTAGCCTCCTCCATATTCATCTTCATCATCTTGATACTGGTCTTGATACTGGTTTTGGTTTTGTCCACCGCCAAATAACGGCAATAGTTTACTGCCGCCGTATAAAGCACCGCCGCCTAAAGCTACCTTACCCATAGTAGACTTGGGCAGATACTTACGCCAATCAGTGCCTGCCAGCTTATTTTTTAGACTGCCAAACTTCTCAAATCCGATAGGCATAGCTGCGCCCATTGCTGCGCCCATAGGTATGCACCCCAAAGCATCGCTGAGCTTCGTGTTTTGACCACCTTCACGATAAGCACCAGCTACACTGCTCGCTGCGCCTGAGAGGGCATTTCTAACCAGTGCGCCTCTACTAATCTTGTCTGCCGAGGTTAAAGCTTTGACGCCTGACGCCCCCGGGATAATGTTCATAAGGCTCTCGACACCAGCTCCAATATCTGAGACGGGGTCACGATTGTTCTGCTTGTAAGTATTACCCATCAAATCGACCGCCGCTGTTCCAGCTTGGTACATCGGATTGACGATACCGCCGATTATCCCGTTACCAAGAGGCTTATATCGCCAATCTTTCTCCTCTTGCTCATAGGCTTTGTCTAACGTGTCCAATCCGCTCTTGTTTTGAGCTCTGGCGTTGTTGTAAGAGTTCATGATGGCTGAACGTCTAGCCTGCTCCTCGGGACTAAGACTACCCCAATCGACGCCCTCAATGTTCTTGGCGTAATAGTCATTAGCCTGTTGGTTTAGCTGATTGGCTTTATCTATCTGACTATTGACCGTATCACGGTCATACTGCCGACCTGTTCCAAAAAGCAGCTTACCTAAATTACCTAGAATATCCATATTTACCAGCTCCCTCCGCCGTTACCGCCAGATGCACCGCCCCAGCGGTCTTCTATGCCCTTATTAGCCCAAAACGTACCACCGCCAAGTGCCGCTAGCGGTCCATACATCTTAATGGCATCCCAAAGATTATTAGCCTTGGTAGCATAAATCGGCTGTTGACGTTTTCTCGGTGTGTAGGTGTTGTTGTTACCAGGTTTATCGGTGTTACTCCCGCTGGGCTGACGCTGAGGCAGGTAGCTACCTATTCTGGCTGCTTCTATCTGGGCATCATGGGCTAACTTAGCGCGGTAGTTCTCCTGTTGCGCTTTCCACCTATCTAACGCCATCTGGTCTTGCGCTAACTGCCACTTGTCTCTAGCACCATACTCATTAGCCAGCAAGCCTCTATCCTGCTGGTTCATCTGGTAGGCAGAGTTGCGCTGACCAAGCAAGGTTGACCAGACGCTACGCAAAGCATCCAGGGTCTTCTCTTGGTCACTCATCTGATTGCCGGCTACATACTGTGTCTCCTGCATACCACGGTTAGCTAAATCGGTGTAATCCTGCAAGGCATTGTTGTAGTTCTGACTGAGCATGTTCAAGGTGTTGGCGTTATCGCCTTGCCTAGACTGCATAATCCGTGATAGCTGAGCCTGGGTCAAATTGCCACCGTACTGCTGTCTGATAGTATCGGGCATACGGTTGATAGTATCGTTGAGCTGGTCTACCGCCCCTCTAGCCTGCTGATAACTGGTTCTAGCCTTGTTTATCTCGTCGGTGTTGAGATACCTATCTCTGGCTGCGTTATATATGTCACCAAAGCTCTGACGCTTGTCAAAAGCGTTGTTATACTTGCCATACGCCTCATCTGCCTGTTGTTGGTAGGCGTTGTATTTCTGATAACTAGCGTCTGCGTTTCGGTTGGCTGATGCAATACGTCCACTAAAATCCATCTAAACTCCTATTCTTAGGATTATCGTAACACAGTAGCCTCGCTAATAAGCCCCCGCATAAGCACCACCTTCGTATCTTCTGAAGTATTCAGCTAGTGATAGCTCACCAGATTGTGTCTTAGCAATGTCTGAACGCTTACGAGCTGTAGCCTCTTGAGCCATGCGCTCACGTTCGACGCTAGCCCTCTTAGCACCAAGCTCGGCATTGATTGAGGCTTGATAGCGTTTCGTCCTGTTAGCCTCTATCTCTCGCTCCTGAGCCATCCAGCGTTGCTTGATATTCCACCAGTCATAGGCACTCTGAACTGATTGTTGCTGATATCTCGCTTGAGTAGCCATATTCGACCACTGCTCTTCGTTCTTGACCGCCGTATTCCAGTCATCAGCCCGTCTCTTGATGCCTGACCAGTAACTATCGCTCTGCTTGTTAGTTAGCCCTAGTGCCTGGTTGAAAGCTTTCTCGACCCTAGAATGGTAATCATTGAACTTAGTCTGGTAGCTAGCCTCGTACTGCTTAAATCGGCTGGTGAGGGCTTCTTCTTGAGGTTCTTTCACCCTCTCCAGTTCTTCTTCGGTAAGATTGCCACCAAAACGCTGAACGATAGTAGTGCTGAGCCTATCTAGTTGGTCTTTGACCACCGCCAGTGCCTCTTTAGACTTATCCAGGGTAGTTTTAGTACCCGATACGTCTAAATCTTCCTCTGATTGACGCTTGTACTGGTCGTATATTGTCTGGTAATCGGGACGCTGATTGAAAGCAATATCGTAAGCCTGCTTAGCCTGCTTAGTCTGCTCCTGAGCGGCGCCGTATGCACCGTAAGTCTGGTCTACATATTGTTGAGCTTCTTGTAGCCGTCTTTGCCAATCCATAGTCTTATTATAAATGGTAAGGGGTAATTAGCGTGGTGATATCAAAAGTAATGCCCGTTAGCCACCACCAGCTCCACCATTGTGAGGTAAACCACCATTGACCACCACTAGCTCGGTTGCCCCACGACCACGCCACAATAGAGTAGATATCGATATCGCCATTATCTCTAGGCTCGATAGAAAAACCGCAATGGATACTCGGGTCAGTAGACATCGGCATAGTCGGTTGTGAGCCGTTGATATAACCCCTAGTCGGATAGTTGCCGCTCGGTGAGAATGCCCAGACAAATAATTCATTAGTAGCACCGGCAGACATCACGTTTTCTGTAATATTGAAGTTAGAGTAGGCAAAGATAGCGTCGGTGCTGTTGGCAGGAAAATAGACGTCAAAGTTACCATCACCGTCATATTGCCACCAAGCCTCATGAATGGTTGACCTGAGATTACTGCTGCCAATCTCGCTATGAGCTAGGTTGATTATCCTAAGCTGTCCAGCCGGTATGCCAGTCCTGATGGTGTGGACATGCTTTTTGTGCATACCGACACCGTAACGGTAGGTATTATCCCAAGTAAAAGGATTAGGGTAGACTGGTGGTTCTGGGGCGTCACCTAAGACGGTAAACTTGTACGTCTTTATCTGAGGCGTTTTACGTGAAATATCCGTCCCAATCAGCTTGTAGGCACTGTTCAGATAGACGACGTTATCATCATAGGGTGATAGCACCTTTAGCCCATAATCTGACCTCGGTACGATACCGCCATCTTTGGGTGGTAGCTCACCTGAGCCCTCGGCATCATCCTCGTAGTAGGGCTTACCCTTGCCTGAATACTGCACTTTGTAGGTTTTACTGACTAAATCAAAGAGACAATCACTAGGGGCGGGGGTGGTGCTATATTCAGTGCTACCTTGCTTGACGGGTATAACGTGCAATCGTTCAGTGCCAGTCTCATCTCGCAAGATAAGTTCACCCACATCCATTAGTAGTGCTCGCTTTTCAATCTCACCGCCAGTATTGACTGAGCCAATAAAGACTGACCGACTAGGGTTGATAATCGTACTATTAAGTTCTACACGCCGTCCATTGATTGAGCCATAACTAGGCTCGATATGTAGACGATAAATCGGGCTACTATCATAAGGGATATCAAACATATCGGGGTAATCTAACATTACTCTCTTACTGCCGTAATACATATAAAACTTGTTATCCATAATTTCACACCCAAACTGGTCTGATGTTGTATAAGTTGCTCTACTGCCACACAGCCAGCCATTGCCTGGGTAACGACCTTTACACCTGAAGACACCATCAACAGTCCAGCCATGCTGAACAATGACGTTGCTATCTATCGACTGAGTATCGCCGACACCGCCTAATCTGAGCCACCTCATGGATTGACCACCAATCTAGTCACCTCACTAGCTACCATCGGCTGTCTAACTACCACCAGACTGCTCTTGGGATAGACTAGGTGTCCGTCGATATTAAACCCTTTTACCCCATTTAAGGTATACGCTCGATAGCCTCCAGCGTCTTGATAAGATACGCTGGTGTTGTGCCACATCCCCTGGCTGTTCTGGATGAAAGAATAAGCTGATACTTGGTTATAATCCATACCGCCAGGTAGTGGGTAGAAGCTACTCTCTTTCTTATCAAAGGTAGCTACCTTGACCGCTAGCACCAGTTGGCTCTGCACCATAGCATTTAAGCCTAGCTTGTCCGGGTCTGTTTCTTTGGGGTTGTCGCTGAGAATATGTTTTAAGCCATAATCGTACGTCTCGCCCCAGTCTGTGCTGTCTGGTGTATCAAAATAAGGATATTCAATATCATGGCTGACATCTACTGCGATAAGCAAGGCTCTATCTTTGAGCGTCTGAGCTTTATGCTCGTTAAATATGTTTAAGTCGTAAGCGGTAATCTCTTGATATATCCAGCTCTCGTTCCACCAAAAGCCTCGATATGGCTCGGCAAATGAGGCTGGTTTATCGGTCATAATCAGCATCGGTGGATAGCCTAGATTATGTAATAGCTTAGCCTTGTACTTGTAGACAGTTCTCATCCCACCGCTACGTATATCGTATTCAGCAGTAGCACCATCTTGTAGTACCTGCCAGGGGCTGTTCTGGTCAATAGTAGTTATCCATTGCAAGCAAGGAAAAGATGAGCAGTATAGCAGGTTTACATCTGACGCTGTTCTAGCGTCATAACCCTTCTTAGCAATTTTAATGCCGTAATCTTGCCTTGGTCGCATCGTTGACGGCATCGGCTTTGGTTCAAGAATTGGCACTAGAAAGCTCCTGGTGAGTAGCCCATCAGCACCACCACCCTACCCTTATTATCTTTAACCTGATAAGTACCTTGTACCACCTGAGTACCTCTGGTGACACCTGTTCTAGTCTGGCGTGGCGCTATCTGTGTCTGTTGAGCAATATCCAGTTCACTGACATTGCCAATCTCCTCAAAGGCAGCCTTCAGTTCGGTTGGTTTAGTCTGAGAATAGCTAGTGACTAAATCGTTGGTATTCTGGTTGTATACAGGCTCTGCCATTATTTATGCATCTTGCCTTCCTCGGGCAAGCTCCTTATGTTAATACCGATTGAGGTTATTCTAGCGGGCTTGGTAGCACCGTCATTTATACCCTCTAAGCCAAATTGTAACACCTTGAATCGTTTGTTCACCTCGAAATACAGCTCTGTATTGCCTGCTTTAGCTTGCCCCTCGCTAAGCACCCATTTACCGCCATTTATCTTGTATTTCAGCCTAATAGTACACCCTTGCGGTAGCGGGTCAAAGGTAGCCACCATCCTGAGTAGCTCTTTAGCTTTCCAAGGATAGCTACCGTCGTACTCTAGGCTCTCGTACTTAAACTTCTTAGCTGGCTTTGATGAGTTATTGACTACAGTTATATACCAAGTATCAGAGTTGTTGACGTTATCATGAACTCGATTAGAGATATAGAGGTTTTCGCCAAAGTTCCAGATACCGCCGACCTCAAAGCTATACTTGTCCGTATTACAGTTGTCGGGCAATCCAGGTAAGACATATGAATAGTAGTAGCTATTCGGGTAGTTCTTATCTAATGAGCCATAGCTGTAGACGCCAGCTCTGGTCGCAAGAGTTGTTTTACCAGGATAAGATAGTAGCAGTATCCCTTTGCGCACGGTCATAGCATGGTCGTAGACGACCGTCTGATTATCTACGCCCGAAAACTCACCTAGGTCACTAGTCAATGTTCTTATCTTGGCGATAGCCTTTGAACCAGTGTAAGCATACAAACCGTTATCTATCACCATGTAGATAATATTCTGATGAGAATACAAGCTCTGCGGTGCGCCCTCTTCTAAATCCACCCTAAAATTGACGTTATCAGCCACACAATCCCAGAAGCATAAGCTACCTTGCTGAAAATCTCTGGATTGACCCTTGCCGACCCTTTCGCAGCCCATCACAATATATTCATCTGAACTAGTCAAGCTGGTTATTTCCATACCATCGACAGCACTAACTCGATTAGACTGCATTACCTCGGGCGTCTCTGCCTCAGCTCCAGTCGGTAACCACTGCATCAGATAGCGACCGTTGCCAACTAGTAAAGTACCATCTTTGTAAGCCATTATCGGATGACAGCCACTGCTGGTGATATTTAGCGCATTAGCATAATATCTGAAGTGTAATCCATACATTTTTCCGCTTTCATACGTATCGACCGTCCAATCGTTAGTATCAGCTATCAGATGAATATGATATTCGGTTCCACCTGTTTTATAAGTCACAATTTCGATCGGTTTAGTGAAGGTGAAGTTGATAGTACCATCTGCCTGGATATCGCTAACAGACGCCTTAGCTTTGGCTATCTCTTTATTGACGTTATTATGTAAAATCAGCGTCATTTCACCAGAGGCCGGATGAGACCTCACTCTGACCGCTATCTTAGCCATCGGTGAGACATCTGGGATGAAAATGCACCTGTCATCGTCCTGCTCAGATAATGACGTCTTAACTACTGTTGAGCCTGTACCTCCGCTCTTGAATGACCATCTGTCCACGCCATTGCCCGTCAGATAACCAGCAGGGCTCCTGACTAATAACTGAGCTACTGTATTAGACGTGCTGTAATTTAAGCTATGAACTACTACTCTGCTTGAAAGGTTACCGCTAGTGACATTGTCAAAACTGTACAATCTGTTGTTAGCCGTGATATATAGCGTATCGTTCATATTCTGATAAGCTATGTCAGCTCTACTGACGCTATCTGTCCAGACGTTAGCCTTGACCGTTGCTATATTAGCTCTGTCCACTTTAATCAGCTTGCCATGGTCGGTTATCATCCATTTCATGCCATCGGCTGATTGCGTCATACCCGTGACCAGACCTAGCTCAGTAGTTTTACGAATAATGTCAGCTTCAGCTAAAACAGTCATAGCACTAGGCTCTAGCCTGACGTCTAGGCACTCGCTATCGGCGTAAGCGTTTTTAATGCCGACCTTCTTATCTGAGCCTTGCCCGCCGTAAAAAGACGTCTGACAGATAACTAAATCAGTACTATCGTATCGGCTAGCCATTTAGCCTCCAAACTGATACTCGTGGGTCATTGACAGGTAACCTAGGATATGGATTGATAACACCATCTGACGTCTTCAAGCCATACGTTGTCCTATATCGCTCCACTAACTCATCATAAAGTTGCTTATAATAGCCTGCTGTCTGCAAGTCTTTGCGCATCAGATAGAATTGTTGACAAGCATAGTAAACGATAGCATCGTGATACTCTTCAGGGATATCAACACTCTGACCGATTGTCACAGTAGCGTTATCTGAGCTATCGCCTTCATAGTAGTTCTGCAATAATAAGTGTGCATCGTCAAGCCGTCTGTCTATTTTAATCGCTCGTTCATCTGAAAATATCATATAACAGTCATCAACTACATCAGCTCTGAATTTGTCGCCGCCCACAGCCTCAACCGCATCACTGTTAGTCTCTAGCTTGACCTTAACAGTATAATCGTCGATATGCAATCTAGTTGCTTTAGCCTCATAAATGACTTTTAATCCATCAGTGACGTTCACTGCGCTTGGTGGCAATAGATCGATCTGACGTGGTGTTTTTACAAAATAGTATGTTGGTTGTGATGTAAGAGTTAGCCAGTTGTGTTTAACAGCTAGATATTCGCTAGTACTCTTTATCTCAATCAGCTCAGTATCTCTAACTGTCACAGCTGTTATTCTTAAAACGTCATCGCTGAGCTGATAGGCTGTCTGCTTGGCAATCAGATCGGTTGTTTTAGTTCTCGTGACAGGATATCGTCTAGCTAGAGAATTGACGAGCTGAGCACCTGAGCAGATATCTTTAGCTATTTTGACTAGTTCATCTGAGCTGTCGTCTAAACCGCACAGCTGAGCTACTTCTGACTTCATCTGAGTAAACGTCTTCATATCTCAACTATAACATATTATCATGACGTCAAGCTGATGATGTTATTACAATGATGATTGTGGCTAAAACACTTGCTTTTTAATAAGCACTTTGCTATTATAATAGTGTCAAGTTAAAAAGGAGGACAACATGACAACTACAATTAAAGACATCGCTTTTCAAGAAGCATATGCCACGAACGTAACAGTTTCGTATTCAGCCGGCGAATTCATTTTGCCAAAATGGTTCATAAGCAAAAATCTTTCGCAGAACCAAGCATACGCAGTCAGCGTAGAAGGCTGCGGCAAAGCAATCAAAGAGACAGAAAAGGCTGTTGATATCGAATTCACTACTGACTACGGAAAAGTGTGGCTTTGGTGTCCAAAATCAATTCTCAAAACAATCGATGAAGTTGCAGACGAGCTGATTGAAAGTGCGAAAAAGTTCAACGACAAGATGAATAAGCGTGCTGAACTTATCGAGAGGATGAGAGTCTTGGGCGTCAAAGGGATTAGCGATCATCAGCGGACTAAGACAATTTTCGACAAAGCAAAAAAGCAAGGCGTCGACGTCTCTGATATCGAAAAGTGGTATTTTGATAAATAAGAAAGGACAAAATTATGAGAGCATCAGTTTACAGAAGACTACAAGAACAGAGAATAATAGAATTGTCAAAGCTAGCGGTTTCAGCCGGTCTACTAGTGATTTTAAGCCTAATCTTCATCATATCTTTTGGATGTGCGCTAGCCAAGTTCAACTAGCCTCATCTAGCTCGGACGCCTCTTCTACAGTAGTAGCGGGGGCGTTTTCTTTTGGTATAAAGCCATAATCTTTGGCACTTTCAGGATAGTAATCAATAAAATCTTGGTTGGGCGAGCAATCAGGATTGTGCGGCTGAATTAGTTCATGAGCGTGAGCCATCGCCTCGTTAGTCAGTTGGTTGTCTTGACTAATGGTGCTTATGATTGTATTAGATGAGTTAGATATAGACTGTTTATCATCACGAGCAATCAGTCTGCTATCTGACGTTATTGTCCATCCAGCCATAGTTCGCCCCCTTTTCTATTTCACGTGAATGTTCTGCTCTAATCTGAGCGGGCGTTTTAGTGCCGACTACGCCCGATACTTTTCTGAGAGGCAATTGATTAGCTCCCTTGAACGGATCGGTCACTTTGCCCGTCACACCGTAGCCTGGGACTAAAACTCTAATAGCTCTCTCGTTTAAGTCATCTAATCGTTTAGTAGCGTTACGAATGTCCATGTCAAGATAATGAACTTTAACAGCAACTACTATCTGTAATATGACTATAGCGATGAATGATATAGCTTCTATCATTTTAATCTAAGTCCTTTTCAAAAGGTAATGCTACTTTGATGCTGATAAGTTGCTTGACGGCACTGGCTGAATTAGCTACTGCTTCTTTAATAGCTAATGCACTATCCAGAACGCCAGCTTCTCTCATATCTTTAATCTCATCTGTTGTCAGATCTAAGCCTTGTTTTGGTTTAGTACAATCATCAGAAGTAATCAGACTGTAGATATCTTTCAGATAATTTAAGTTTTGAGAAGTGAGGGCGATGTCTCTGAGTGCCGTGCCTGCGCCATAAAGTGCGCCATGCTTTTTAGCTGAAAGAACAGCACACACGCCATCATCTATTCTTAGCTTAGCTTCATGCCGTTCAGCTAAAGTATTAGCCCCGACAGAGATTTTAACTGTTTTAGATTTTAGACGCTTTTGACGGTCTTCAGGTAGCTTTTTGATATAGCTGTCAAGGTCTTGATTTAGAGAGCCATTTAGAACAGTTTCAGTGCTTGTGACTTGAGCATTTTCAACCGTACCCAGATATTCTTCTGAAAATTGTTCAGGCGATAGAGTAAATGGTTTACAGTTAGAATATTTTGCGACGTCTTGCAAGAACTCGTCACGATTTTTGAAAGGCGGGGCAATAATTGAGATGTCAAGTTTACTGGCTAACTTGTTAGAGACAATAGTTTCGAGTGCTTGACCGATGACGTCAGCGATGAGGATTATCCCTTGACCAGGCTTAAGCTTAATTGCCCGTTCGAGGATTGGAATGATATCACTGTCAGTCTTGACAGTTTTAGGCAAAACTGTCACAAGAGGATTGTCATAATAACTTTTGAAAGAAGTCAAGTCATTAGCTAAAGCGATAGTTGTTAATCCTTGATTGAAAGCAAAGCCCTCTACGATATCGACGTCGATCTGAGGCAATTCTTGTTCAGAGACAGTAATAGCACCACCGTCAGAATTAGTAACAGCTAAGTCAACAGCTTGAGCAAGTCGCTCATCACCTGTCGCCGTCAAAGCGATATTGTAGTAATCTTTATCAGTCAGATCAGACGGTTTAATCGTAGCCGTATCAAGTCTCTTTAGAATATCGAAAGTGTCATGATCAATCATGCTGTTTAGATCACGTGGTGAGATGTCTCTTGAAAGAGGTCGATAATTGTCGTAAGTAAGTTTAGTTAAAACTACTGTTAAAGTAGTGCCATCGCCAGCTTTCAGATCTGTTTTAGCGCTAGCCTGACGAGCGATTGATATAGCTGAGTTTTCGATTGGATCGGCTACTTGTAAGCTAGCTATGTTTGTAATTCCGTCATGAGATACAGTCGGTTCACCATATCGATTTTCAATCAGGACATTGCCCGAATTAGCACCAAAAGCGCAGATAGCTGTATTGTATATTTTAGTCAGACCACTCTTTATCTTAGACGTCAAGTCGTCACCTGTTACTACATTTCGCACTAAATTAGTTTTTGGCATTACACCCCCCCTAAATAAACTTATAGCCCATTATTTTATCATTCTGAATAAAGACGTAACGCTTGTCGTTAATTACGATCGGCTCACCTGATTGATAAGGCTGAAAATAAACTGTTGTGCCTTGAGGACGAGTAATAGCATCCTTGCCCGAACTTTTAATTAGAGTTCCTTCAGATATTTGCTCATACTTTTCACGAGAAAGTGTCAAGCCTGAGTCGCTGGTGGACGGCAGTTCTACTAGAGTATAACCAGGTGTTGGTTCTAACAATTTATCCCCCTTAATCAATCATAATTACTACTGTTATTTTACTAAAAATGACGCTATATTGCAAGCGTCATTCAGTTGATCGGGGCGATGAGCTAAGCTATTTTGCCACCACCAGCTCGGATCCAGGTGTAATCGCCGGCTTTGGCTTTGACCTCCATAACGCCGAGAGCTTCGTTACCGGTTGCTCCCTTTACCACACCATTGAAAGCGTTACTGTCAATAGAGACCGGGGTATTAGCCGGCACATCAAAGTCAAGGGCGTCAGCCAGGCTGATATAGCCGTTAGTATTTACGCCTTGAACAAGATACTGCACGTTAGCGATCGTGGCGACCGCATCTGTAAACTTGACTACCTCATCAGCTGTAAAAGTCGCAGCTATCTTTATGATCGACATGCCTGCCGAGGCTGCTTCAGCATTACCGCTCTTATTACTTTTTTGAGCGATAACCTTGTCGCCGGGGACAACATCGCCGCCGATCCTACTATAGCGATAAACTCGACCGTCAGCAGTCGTTGCGATCTTACCAAGCACCTCTTGTTGCACATCTGACACGGCATGGATATCGCTGCTATTTAACACATTTCGTACGTTTGTCATAAACCTTCCTTTCGTTTATAAAATTATTTTAACAGAGAAAGCAGCTGATCGGCTGGTCGAGTTGTTTTTATACAGCAACACTGATTATTGTTTTGTCAATATAAAAAGCACCAGCAACGAGACATAAAGTTTGAGGACAACATGACCGACGCTGGTGCTTATGTCATTATAGTAGCGCAGATCGCTCAGCAGGTCAATACGAGTTATCCACAGTTTATGTTTTTATTACATCGTTATCATAGTGCTTAAGTCTTGTTTTTCTGAAAGCACTTTGCTATTATAATAATGTCATTTAATAAAGGAGGACAACATGACAGAAGTAGTAGATATAAAGAAAGCTATCAGAAGCTATCTGAGTAGCAATGTCAAGAAGCAGATGGCGATTGAGAGTAGAATTATCGGTCACTATCTAGATAGAGACGCCTGCTATATTAGCGACATAGCGATTATCAAGTACTATCTAGCTGATGATCCTGACGTAGAAGAGATTTGGCAACTTTTTAATATCAGAGACACAAAGCAAAACAGAGAAGAGTTTTATCAGATGCTGCTTGATTGTCTTGACAAGCGAAGGATTGCCGTCAGAATATGGCGCAAGCGCAACAACAGCAGTGCGTTTATGAATGATTATGACGTTGAATTGGGTGTGTTTTATCTGACGTATCAAGATCCAAGACATGCGATATCTGGCGAATATGCGATCGTTCGTAAAGAGGTGGTCAAGAATGCTATGACTAAAGTTTTCTTTAGCCACAAGCTATATCAGACTAGGCAAGATATTCTTAAACGTGTCGAGAAAGTAGCTGTTGATGATAAAGACTGGGATAAGAACCCAAGCATGAAAGCAACAGGTGAATTACAGGATATTTCTAAAGAGGTAGTTGATGCTGTGCTAGATACGCTAAAACTAACTATGCACGATATCATTTACGAAGCAGTCGGTTTAGGCTGGTTTGAAAGCAAAGACTCTCTTATAATTCGAGACATGAGCTGGGTAGCTTACGAGATTGTTGAGAAGTTGGCTATTGAGGCTAGGCTTGGCACATCAGATTATCTCTACTACAGATAATGAACAAAAAATTATACCCTCTCGCAAAAAAGAGGGTATAATCTAGTTTAGCAGTTAGTTAAAACTAAAGGAGGTTATTATGACTGCAGATAACAACACACCTGGTTTTATAGTACTAGATGTAGGTGAGAAGTCAAGATTTCATGTTGATACTTTTGACTCGACTATTCTTTATGACAATAGTATGACCAGTAATCAGAAGATAGTCTACTTCTACTACTGTCAGCATGACCAGATTAGCGAGACGGCTGAGCAAGTCGCCAGCTTTCTTTATTTGGGCGTCAGCACAGTAAAAGAAGCGTGGCGTCGGCTCGAGGAGGACGGCTATCTACAGTTGATTGAGAAGAAAGGGCGGGTACGAACGTACGTCGCCATTTTTAAGTGCGGGCTATGGTAAAGAATAAGGAGGGATATGTCAAGCCAAAATAAGCAAAACTATCTATTAACGCCACAATCGCTTTTTGCGTGTGATAAGTTCAGCTTAGCCGAGAAGGTAGTATTGGCTAGGGCGATGAGTTTTGGTAGTCATCGCTATTATGAGTCGGTCGAGAAGACAGCATCGTTCTTGGGCATAAGCGAGTCGACAGTTGAGAAGGCAAGGGCTAAGTTTGTCAAGCTAGGCTACTTTAAGAAGGTCGGCTACAGCAACAATAGGGTAGTCTATGAAGTATGCGACGACATTATCGAGAAAGATTGTCAAGTGAGAAGAATCACAAAAAATGACATTTCTTTTTGCCCGGAACAATCGCAGAATGTGCGACCAACAATCGCAGAATGTGCGATTTCTCAAAACGATACATATATATATAATAATAAAGAAGATATTAAAGATATAACCCCCCTTACCCCCCTTAAGGGGGCAGTGGCTGTCCAAAAAGTTAAAAATGATGAAAAACAAGAAGTTGACAACATCTTTAATTTATGGCTTAGCTGTTTTGGGCTGTCAGGGCGTAAATTGACGCCCGGTCGGCAATCGAAGATTAAGCGTCGTCTGAAGGATTGCGGGAAGGAGCAACTGGAGTTGGCTATCCGTAACGCTAGCCAGGACTACTTCTACCGTGGCGACAATGACCGTGGCTGGCAGGCGGACATCGACTACATCTGCCGTTCAGCCGAGATTGTCGAGCGGTTAGCGAACATGACGCCCAGAGCCGAAAAGAAGCTGACTTGGTGGGAACAAAAGCAGAAAGAAGAAGACGAAGAGCGGGAAGAACGGATTAAACATCCGAAGTATGACGAGTTCGGTAGAGAAGCACGAAGTGATGAGTCAGGTAACTTGGTCTATGTTTAGCAGGGAAGAAGAGGGGATTTTTGGTTAGAAGAAAGGAAGTTTTATGAGAATGAGATCAGATCCGCCGATGAGATATAGCAGCGAGGCGAAAGAATGGTGTGTTTTGTGGGAGTGGCGAAAAAAGTTTGTCAAAAAACGTGATCAGAACAATGCTTTCATCAAGGGTGATAGCTGGTTTAAGTTAGCAGAGATGAACGGTGGTGATTGGTGGGCGTGGCGAGCAGTACCAGAGATCGTAGATGGGCAGATATTTTATCCTGAAAGCTCAGAGCCTGTGAACAGCTATGACGAGATCAAGCTGGATCGGATGCTGGCTCAGCGTCACCAATGACTATAAGTTATCCACATTACGTTGTAAATAAAGTTATGATCGCATAAGCATACCGCTTGACATATTCAAAGCACTATGAGATACTGATAATGTCAATAAGCGAAAAGGAGGACGACATGAACG